CAACTGCTCCGAATGGACTTCCAGGGAAACAAAAAAGGCAGCCACTTGGCTGCCCTTGCCCTGCACTATCCGNCCTCTTGCCGTCTCGAACTCTACCCTCACGNCATCACTCTCCAGCGCGCACCNGGACGGTCAACGGGACGTGGTACACCCGGGCGTCCGAGTCGTACTCGTCCAGGTCGCCCTCGATGGTCACGCCGTGGATCGGCGGATCGCTGGAGTAGTCGATCCAGCCGTCCAATGCCCGCCGCACAGCCGCGGCCACCGCCCGCGCCTCGGACCATGTCTTGGCCCAGCACGAGAGCTGCACCAGCGGCATCGACGCCCCCAGGCTGCCCTCGTGCGACGTCAGCCGCCGATTGCTCACCCGNTGGTACGTGATGGCCGGCAGCGCCGCCTCCGGACCCTCATCGGGCCGGCCNCCGACCGGGAAAATCCGGGTGCCGACCAGGGCGGACACCTCNGGCGAGGCCAGCAGGCGCTGGCGGACCAGCACTTCGACCTCNAGNGCCATGGCATCACCACCGTTACTGCTTGCCCTTGGCCTTCGCGGTCGCCTGGAGAACGGCCTCTCGGAACACNTCCCCGGCCTCCTGCACAGCCCGTGCGCCAACGGCGTCCAGCGCCGGCCGCAGCCAGGGGCGGGCCGCCATCTTGACGGTCCCGGTCTCATGGAAGTTGAGGTAGAACCCGTGGTCCGTGGCACCAATGGCGAACGTCGCTCGGTCGGGCCACCGCTCCACGTTGATCCACTTGATGGTCTTGTAGGCGTGCCCCTGCCCCGGGTGGCTTGGTCCGCCAGGGTGCCGCGGTGCCCGCCGCCGGGCTTCTTCACCAATGCGTTTGGCCGCTACTCTGGCGGCCTTGGTGACGGTAGAGCGCTGGGTGTTGCGGCGCATAGCCTCAAAGGCCCGCAACACCGTCTTATGGCCCTGCATCTCGAAACGGATTTCCATGGGCTATCACCCGCCCAACGTGACAGGCTCCTCACCAGCGGCGTGCGTCACATACTCCACCTCGTGAGTCGTGATATCGTCGAAGCTCGCCTCGATACGAACGCGGCGAATCCCCTTGACCTTCTTGCCGTCGATATAGAGCGCCTTATCGTTTAACCCCGCGCCCTGCACAAAGATCAGCTTTGGCACCTCGTCAAACTCAAGAATGACGCGCTTCTTGAGGTTCATACGTCCCCTCCCTTTCCCGGGGTCACTTGTTTAGAGCGGCTGCACAGACAAGCTCCGTCATCTCGCCCCGGTCGTAGGTGCGGATGATGTCGTAGCGGCGCCCCTGGTACCGCAGAGCCCGCTCGCCCTGGTACTCGAACGAGCGGACTTCGAACATGGCCTCGGGCTGCAGNCCNGCCATGTGCGCCGCGTAGAACTCGCTCTGCCGCACCGACCGCCGGTTGGCGAACACCTGCCGGGCCGTCTCGATCTCTCGCATCTCACCCGTGAGCGGATCCTGCTCCAGCGTCCTCGACAGAAGCTCAATAACATCCCGAAACAGCACCGCTCACGCCTCCTTGGGCGGCAGATAATCTTGCGAGAGCGTCAGCGCGGCCACTAGGTGCTCGTAGGCACGACTCAACCGCTCAGCGTCGGGATTGTCAAACCCGAATTCGGCCTTGCACTTAACGACGATGGCCCGCTTGATGAGGGGATCTAGCGCGTCATCTGCTGCGTCCACCTTCGCCGGATCAACGCCGGCGCGTTTTAGGTCGGCCTTGGCCGCCGCGATCAGGTCCTGCACCTCACCGTCGTAGGCGGTGGTGCCTGGGCTGATGCGCAGGGCNAGCTTGACGTCATCTAGCAGAGCCATCGTCATCGCCTCGACTTCTTGCGCTTGGGCGGCGGGGACGCATCGGCCCCGGCAGATTCGTCACCCACCGGGGCCTTGTCCACTCGCTCAATGAGACCATGCCGCTCCAGATACGCCGCCCGGTCGGCGTCTTGGATAAGGCATAGCTTACCGCGCGGGTAAAGCTGCCCGGTCCACGGGCAGACGAAGGACCGCGTCGCCCGGTACATCATCGGGCATCACCTTACTCGCCGCCTGCGGCCTTCTTGACCCGCACGAAGCCGTTCCACTTGATGACGTTGCCACCGACGTACACGCTACCGCGGTGCGCCACCTGGCCCGACCGGAACTTGTAGTCGGTGGACCGCTGGATGTCGATGTCCGAGAAGATGGCCAGCCCGTAGTTGGACAGGTGGCCGTAAGCCATGCAGTAGGTGCCGGGCGCGGTGCCGGCGCCGGACAGCACACCGCAAGCCGAGTTAATGATGAACGGCACACCGTCAATCAGCCCGGTGTTGCCGTTGTAGCTGATGGTGTGGATCCGGTTACCATTACCATCCCGCAGCTTGGCAAACGCCTTCAGGTCCTGCTTNTTNAGNATNAGGGCGGCGCCGGACTCNACATCNTCNTCGCCACCGTACGAGAAAATNATCTCGTCCAGCGTGCCGTCGTCGATGGTCGCCAGCTGCAGGTCCGTCGCCGGGTCGATGGCGCCGGCCTTCGGGTCCGCGCTCGAATAAGNNGANGCNAAGATACCCGTGATCCGGTTCGNCGTGCCNGGTCCCACGAGAATTTGCCTGGCAATGCGCTTCCGCAAGGCGATGCGCACGCCGTTGACGACTTCGGCGTCATAGTCGATGTCCGGNAGCTTCAGCACGCCCTCGTCCTCTTCGGTATACACCGTCACCTTAGCCTTGCCGATGCGGACGGCCCCGAACTCGGTATCGGACTCATGATAATCCGCGTCGTCGGCAACCTCCTGGCCCTCGCCGTAGCCACGGACGTAGGACCGCTCGAACGCCTCGCCGCCGATCCGCGGGAAGATGCGGACGAGGTCGATGATAGACGAGACCTCGTTCCACGCCGGCATCAAGTCGGTGCCGTAGCGAGTGGGCACCAGCACACCTTCGGTCGTCAGCTTCACGGCGTTCATGGCCTTCAGGGCGCGACCGCGCTCCGCCGACGCCTGGACACCCCAGCGGGTGATGACCCGCGCCTTGTCGGCCTGCATGGTGTCGACAACCTGCCCAGTACCGGGCACCAACGCCGGCTCGTCTGCGCCAACCGTGCGGGACTGGAGGACCTTCAGTTCCTCCTGCAGCGCGCGGGCGTTTGCCCGGGCCACGATAGCCGCCTCGTACTCCCGGTCAAGCGCCTCAATCTCCGCCTTGACCGAATTAAACTTCTCGACACTGCCCTCGGCCGCGTAGGCTTCCGCCTCGGCGACCAGGGCCTTCCGCTTCTCGACATACTCCTTACGCGTCATCGTCCTTGACCTCCTTAAGTTTGATTAGCTCCAGTTGGAGCTGCAGGTCGGCCTCGCGGCCGCCGTGCGCTTTCCAGATATCAAAAAACCGACGCCACGAAGCGTCGGCCTTATTGAGAACCGCCAACCTGCTGAACGCATACGCCGGCGCTGCCCGGGCATTGGCTGACTCCGGCTCTGCATCGTCAACGTAGAGGATACCATCAGCGAACCCAAGCTCCACCGCCTTACGCGCACTCATCCAGGTTTCCTCATCCATGAGGCGAGCCAGCTCATCCCTCGGAAGGCCCGTCTTAATCTCGTAGGCGTTAATGATAGCCTCCTTGATTTCGTCGAGCACGCCGGCCATCTGACGTAGAAACTCGGCATCGCCGACCGCATGAACCCACGGATTGTGAATCATCATCACGGCCGCGGGCGACATCAACACCTCGTCGCCCGCCATGGCGATAATTGTTGCCGCCGACAATGCCTTTCCGTCGATCTTGACGGTGACCCGTCCGCTGTGCTCCTTCAGGGCGTTGTAAATGCCAGCGGCTGCCCAAACCACGCCGCCCAGGCTGTCGATCCACACGGTCAGGCTCTTGCCCTTGTGCTTGGCCAGCTCCTCGCGAAACGCATTTGGCGTTGCGTGCGGAATCCCCAGCCACTCATACGCCCACGCGTCGTCCTCATCGACGATCTCACCCTCGATTCGCAATTCCGCTTCGGTGTCGGACCGATTGAGGAACTGCCAAAACCGCCGCTTGCCCTTCAAGTGCCATCACCTCCTTGGTCCGGCCCATCATTTACGACGTCCGTGTCTAGCCGTCGGATCGGCTTGTCGCCGCCTTCGATGGGCGGCAGGTTCAGAATCCGGCGCCACTCGTTTGGCGTGAGGGCGCCCCGGTCAACCATCCGCACCAGCCCGAGTTTCGTCTGCATGCTCGCAAACGTCAGGGCTGTAGCATCGAACACGATCCGGTTGCCGAAACCACGCTCCCGGCGGCTGAACAGCTTGCGGGTGAACTCCTCGCTCATCTGCTGGGCCAGCGGCGCAATCTCGGCCTCATAGTAGGCCAGCCACTGGTTTTCATCGTACTTCGCCTGCACGATGGCCTCATTGACCCGGAAGAACGAGTAGATGCGCTCAACCGCCCGCTGCTGGAGCGGGGAAGCCGGAACGTAGGGATGGCCGCCGTCCCGCAGGGGCTCGATGTCGAACTTCGTCGCATCTTGCGGCAGGATGCCCGTCTCGTTCTCCAAGCTCAGGTAGCGCTCCGAAAACTCCCGGACGTTCCTCTCGACGTCGTCGGGCTTGAGCTGATGCTTGAACTTCATCATCCAGCGAATGAACGCCGACCGGCGCACCGCCTGGACGATGCTCTGGTCCGAAGCCGCAATGATTTCGAGCAGCTGCTTCAGCGCCTCGGCCTTCTGGGCGCCAAAAACGTCATTCTCTGCGTATTCATCGCGGAGATGAATGACGTCACGGTTAGGCAGCTCCAGCAACCCACCATCCATCAGCTGAAATCGATACCACAGCTCNCCGCCGGGGCGAATNATGGCCTCGGCCGTCGCCGCCGGAATGATGTATAGCTGCGCCGGCAGGCCTTCCTGGTCCCGGGCAATCTGGACGAATGCATTATTGTTCAGCTGGAGCAGCGTCGCCAGCCGCTCCCGGAACATCTGGCCGCCGCTGTAGGGGTTGGGCTCCTCCAGCAGTAGCCGCAGATACGGCTCCGGGTTCACTTGCAGTTGCCCGTTCGTTTCTCGGATGTGCATAGCCATCAGCTTGCCGATGGCCTTCGCCTTCGGCCGGATGGCCGCCCGGACGATGTCGCTCTTGTAGAGCGAACCGTCCCATGTTCGATACCAGCTTCCGTGGTCGGTGATGAGCAGGACCCTGCCAACCGTCTCACCGCGGGGTCGATTGAAAATGCGCTGCAGCCAGCTCACATGCTCACCACCTCTGGCATACGAAAACCGCCCTCGATGGGGCGGCTCCCGTCATGGTTGGTACACGGCAAAGTCGTCTTTGCACCTGAGATATGCCACATAGGCATTCAGGAACGAGGTATAGCCGTCAATTCGGGCCCTACTGGACCGCTTATCCGGCGTCACGTTATTGTTCGCATCCACCCGGGCCGCCGTGTTCGTAACGCACCACCTAAAAAGGCCGTTGTGCCGGCTGAACACGATCTTCCGATCAGCAAACAGCGCCCTGGTTTCTTTCATGGGCCCAGAAAGCGTCTTAGCCCCCTGCGCCACCTCAAACAGGACCCCGCGGCCGTCCTTGTCCTCCCGAGGAAAACCTCGGAGCTCCATTTCCTCGGCAAAGTCCGCGAAGTGCCATCGGTCGGCACCAATCTTCCAGAACACCACGCCGTACTCCGTAGCCAGCATTTCGAACCATGCGGCCACGTCCTTGCGGCTCACCAAGCTGCCCTCACAGATATGCAGCAGCTTGTGGTTTAACGGGTCGCTTGCCCCCGTCCGGGTGAAGCTCTCATAGGCCATCTGGTCCCGCTTTGAGTTTTGCTCCAGTCGGTTGCGAGCGATGAAATAGCGCTGCCATACGTAAAGCTTCCCTCCGAACGGCACCAACGCCGTCGCACAGCACAGGTCCGTCGTTTCGGCCAGGTCCACTCCGCCGACAGCGTACTTGTCCCGGAGCATGTCCAGGCTCATATCGGCCGCNCACTGGTCGATCACGTGCAAGTCGAAGTACGCAACCGCCGTGCTAGACGCTCGGTTTAGATGCTTCGCCAAAAACGACGGGAGCATCGACGGGTCNGCGACCGTCTTCTGGTACTCCTCCCGCAGATAACGCAGAGTAGGCCGACCTTCGAGCAGGCCCGGGTTCGCCTTGATCCAGCACCGCTCATCGGTCGGGTCGTCATCCTTGTCGATACGAAAAATCATCGGGAAGAGCCGCTCGTCGGTCTCCCCGTTAAGACGCTTCTCGCACCGTTCCAGGACGCTGTCGAAGATGCCTTCCCGCACGAACCCGAAGGTACTGATGATGATGCCCAGTGGCTGCGACCGGGCTCCGGTCGCCGAGGTGAACACATCATACGTGTTCCGGTCGGTAATCGCATGCAATTCGTCAATGACGTAGCAATGCGGGTTCAAGCCGTCCTGGTTCTGGCTGTTCTTGCCTCCCGGCTTCATGAANCTATTGGTCGCCGGGAACAGCAACATCTCGGCGTTGTCCCGGTCCCGCTTGGTTCTCCAGTATTTCCGCGGGTTGTCCGGCGGGGTCAGGTATGGGCTCGACTGCAACAGCGCCTTCGTGTTTTCGTAGACGATGGCCGCTTGGCTCTTGATCGTGGCGAGGCACCATACCTGGGCGGCCGGCTCCCCGTCCAGCATGAGCATGTAGGCCGCCAAGGCGCTAATGAACGTCGACTTTCCCCACTTGCGCCCAACAAACAGCACCAGCTCCCGGAAATACCGAACGTCCATGTCCAGTTCCGGGTCGTGCCACTTAATGCCCAGTACGCAAGCGGCAATGTACTTTTGCTCGATGGAAAGTTCCAGAGGCTGGCCAGCCCAGCGGCCCTCTTTGTGCTTTAACAATCCGCAAAACTCGATGAACGTGTCGACGTCGGTCGGGTCATAGAAAATGTCGTCACGGGCCAGTAGGTCTTCAACCAGCCGTTTGAGCTTCTTGATGTCCTCGCAGTGCCGTTCCGGGTGCGCTTCGACGTAGTCGTGCCAGTCTTGGATGTACTTGGGCAGCGACTTACTTGACTCGGCGGATCTTCGACTGGACGAGCGCCTCGAACGGATTCTGCTCGCCGTTGCCACCCTTGCCTGCTCCCTTTGCCGCACCCGACGCCTCGGCCAACTCGGCGAGTTGTTTGCACGTAGCGAGGTACTGCCGCACCATCCGGTCGTAGTGCTGCGCCGCCGCGCGGATGCGTGTCACCGGCGGCGACGTCGGACTGGCCTGATATTCCTCAGTGGAGCCGTTGGCGTTGATGTCAGCCTCCAGATCCTCCAACTCCACGCGCAAGAACGCGGCCCGCTGGATGAGCCCTTCGACGAGTCGCAGCTTATCTTCAGGCATCTCGGCCAAGAGCCCCCTAAGTCTGGCCTCCTCAGCCTTGATGCGCTCCTTTCTCGCCATCTCTCTCTTCGTCGCCACAAAATCACCGCCGTTTCGACGCCCAAATTCGCCGCTAATGTCAAAGAAAGTCAGAGGGGGTCGCACGTGCGCGACCCGCGAGT